CAAGAGCAAATGCAATTGAGACATCTGATTTGGTAAGGAAAAGTGCTTATTCATTTGAGATACATAATAATAATTTAAGAATTTTTCCAAATCCATTGTCTTCTGATTCTGGTGAAAAAATATGGTTCGAATATTATGTGAAAGATGATATTAGAAATACCAATCATGTTAGTGCTTCGATGCAGGGTGGGGTGTCTGATCCGTCAAATGTACCTTATAAATTTATAACTTATAGTTCGATAAATGCTCCAGGTAGACAATGGATTAGAAAGTTTACTGCCGCTTTATCAAAAGAATTACTGGGTATCATAAGAAGTAAATATAGTGCTTTACCAATACCAGATGCAGAAGTTACACTTGATGGTGAGGGATTAAAAGCAGAAGGTCGTGAAGAAAAAGTACAATTACTTGAAGAATTGAAAGAATTTTTAGAATCAGTTTCTTTGACCGAAAAATTAAAGGCAGAAGCCGAAGAGGCAAATGCTCAGAGAGAAGTATTAGCAAAAGCGCCATTACCTATATACATTGGATAGATAGATGTCTGCTACAACACCATTTTTTATAACACAAAAAGAAATAAATGTTATTGACCATCTTAATGAAGAATTGATAGATGAGATTGTAGGTCAGTCGGTTGACATTTATAAAATAGATACTACTCATACTAAAGATAATATTTATGGTGAATCTACTACTAAATATTTTAATGTTGGATTTAGAGTTAATTGTTTGGTTAGATTTAATGCTCCAGAAGTTGGTCAATTTGAAGAGACAGGTCCAGATATGAATTCTACAATTGATTTAATGTTTCAGAGAAATAATTTAGCAAGTGGTAGTTTGAATTTCTTTCCTGAAGCTGGTGATATATGTGATTGGAATGATACGTATTGGGAATTAAATGGAGTAACTGAACCACAATTAATTGGTGGGCATCCAAATTTTAGTCATGCCCTAAAGGCAACAGCACATCGCAGTAGACTGTCAAGTTTACAAATTGAAGAGAGACCGCGATGAGACTAATGGACCTAATAAATGAGATGAAAATCAAAGTTCTTTCAGGTCATTTAACTGCTAAAGATAAAAAAATAGTAAAACAAATGTTAGATAAAAAAATGGATAGTGGTAGAGTGGGTAAAGCAGATTATTTTATTAAAAATTTAGGTAAGGGTAAATATGAAATCACACAAAGAATGATGGATGTTGGTATTGGATTGGGTGCTAAGAAAGTATTGAGAAATTATAAGTCAAAGATACAGGTAAAGTAATGGCAGTTCAATTATTAGATAAAACTCTTGTAATGACACAAAGACGGTCTCATTTAGTAAAACCAGTTTCAGTTGATGATGCTGTAGAGACTACTGTTAGTAATATTTATGGTGAACCTAAAGCTGATAGATTTGATGAAATAATTGATTTGTTAAAAAATCAATCTATTTATGGGGACGAAAAGAATATAACATTGGGAGCAGTAGATGTTCCAATTGAAAAACAAATTGCTATTGATAAGGCATCAACTAAAGGATTGAAATCTGAAGAATATAAAAATACATCAGAAAATAAATTAGATAAATTAAGGAAACTACGTCGTGGCAATTAAACCGGTAACTAATACAAATGCACCAAATGAATCTACTATTAATCGTGGAGAACAAACAAGCTTTCGTTCAGAGAAGGGTAATTCTAAAGTTGTAATTAAAAAGGGAACAGGTCTTAATGCTGGTAAGGGTTTTACAATTGGTTTAAAGGAAATTGATACAGCAGTTATTAATCATATCAGAAATATAATGAAACCTGTAGTACGAGAATCTAATGAAACAATCAAAGTACCTGTTATGTATGGAAATGAAGAAAGGTGGAAATCTGTGAGAGGTCGTGGGGTATTACGTGATAAAAATGGTGTTATTATTTTACCTGTGATAGTGATTAAAAGAACTTCTCTTACTATGAATTCAGATATGCCTCTTTCCTTTGATAATGATGTTCGGGGTAAATTTATAAGTGTTGTTAGGTCAAGTAATGGTTGGAGTAAAAATAATCGATATGATAGATTTTCAGTATTGACTGGACAAAAACCAGTAGAAGAATTTGTAAAAACAGGTATGCCAGATTTTGTAATCTGTAGTTATAGTATTGTAATGATGACATCTTTTATGGAACAAATGAATGATTTGAATACGATAATGATTGAACATTTAGAAACTTATTGGGGTGATTCAACAAGTTATAGATTTTTATCAGCTTTATCTGGTGATATATCAAATGAAGTTCAAATGGAATCTGATGGTGAAAGGTTGGTTAGAAACGAATTAGCATTGGAAATTAAAGGATATATGATACCTGAATTTACAGATAACGTATTTGGAAAAACTGCTGAAATGGGAAGGGGATATACACCAAAAAAAGTATCTTTTTCCGAAACAATTTTATAATTATATATGTATATACAATTTATTAATAAATTAACTTTTTAAGGAGTTACAAAATGGCTGATGATATTAAATTTACTGAAGAAGAACTAAAATCTCTAGGGGAACTACAAAATAGTTATACAAGAATAACAAATGCTTTTGGTCAAATAACAATTAGTAGATCGAATCTTGATCTACAGGAAGAAGCGCTAAAGGATGAATTAGAAACTACTCGTCAAAACGAACAAACTATACTAAGTGGTATTACTGAGAAGTATGGTCCTGGTACACTTGATCCTGCTACAGGAGTATTTACACCTACAGAAGATACTGAATAATAAAAGAAGTCTTTTGGAATTTTTTGTAATATTTATATATGAATAATTTTATATAATTTACATCTTTCTTGGAGACTTTAAATGGCTGAAAAAATTGTAAGTCCTGGTGTATTCACAAATGAAATAGACCAATCATTTCTTCCTGCTACTGATGGTCCTATCGGTGCGGCAATTGTCGGACCCACAGTAAAGGGTCCAGCTTTAGTTCCAACTGTAGTTAGTTCATATAGTGAATATGTTAACATATTCGGTGAAATAATTGAAAGTGGTTCTGATAATTATCAATATTTAACATCTCATACGGCGAAAGAATATTTACGTCAAGGTGGTCCTTGTACAATTGTAAGGGTTGCTGATGCTGATGCTAGTAAAGCAACAGCTACTGTAATTTCAAGTGTATCGTCTGGAGCTACTTATGCAAGTTCTTCGATGACTTTTGCACATACACCGAGTGGTTCTGTGCATGGTGGGGGTCCAGATGAAATTACAATTGGTGCGGTAGATTATACATTTGTATCTGAATCTGCTGGTTATTCAAATTCTTCAACTCAGGTATTTGTTCAGTTTGCCGCGGATGCAGCTGCAACTACAACAACTACTGTAGCTTCAGCTTTTAAAAATGCAATTAATGATAATGAAAGAGATAGTGTAACAAGTTTAAATATAACTGCATCAAGTGCAGCTGCTGTCGTAACAATTTCTGGATCAAGTGCTGGAACAGGTGCTAATTTAACTGTAACAACTGGTTCTGGCGGAGATACCACAGCAACAACTTTGAATTTTCTAGCTCCCGTAAACATTCAAGGTGGAACTAATAGTTCTACTCAGGGTGATTTATTTACTCTTGAAGCCTTAGGTGATGGACCTCAATTTAATAGTACGAGTTCAATTGGAACAGACCAACTACTTACACCACTAACGAGTTCAGCTGGAAATAACCACTTTGGTACCGGTAAATTTGGTGGTAGGCCTAATAATTTTAGGTGGGAAGTTTCTCAAAGAAATCTAAAAAAAGGTACTTTTACCCTTTTAATTAGAGCTGGAAACGATGTTTCTAAAAAGAAACAAGTAATTGAAACTCATGAAAATATATCTTTTGATCCTCAAAGTTCAAATTATATTTTAAAAAGAATTGGCGATACAACTAATACTGTAGCAGTAGAGGCCGGCCAAGCATATATCCAACCTACTGGTGAGTTTCCAAATAAATCTAAATATGTAAGAGTAAGTTCTTTTCCTGAGTCTACTAAAACAAATAATTATCTTGATGAAAATGGAAATGTTAGTGCTGATATTAGTAATTCTGCTTCTTTATTTCCAGCAGTAGGTAGTGGAAGTTACGGTGGTTCATTCAGTGGTGGAGATTTTGGGTCTGAAACTGGACATCCATTTCTTTTTTATGATAATATAGATGGGAATAATATTCAAGGGGCTGATGTATCAGCGTTAACATCAGGTAAGTCTTCATATCCTGTCCAAACAAATGCTGTGGGTGGTGGATATAGAACTGCAATTAATCTTTTGAAAAATAAAGATGAATATGATTTTAATCTATTATTTATACCTGGAGTTATTGATCAGTTAAGTGCAGGACATAGTGCTATAATAGCTGATGCTATTCAAATTTGTGAAGATAGAGGTGATTGTTTCTTGGTTTATGATAATACTTCAAAAACATCTACTGTTACTACTGCTAAAACAAATACAGAAGCTCGTAACTCAAGTTATGCTGCTACTTATTACCCGTGGGTACAAATTCAAGATGCTACTGCTGGAGTTTTTAGATTTGTTCCACCTTCAGTTGTTATGGCTGGTGTATATCATTTTAATGATACTATTGGACAACCGTGGTTTGCTCCTGCTGGTTTAAATCGTGGTGGAATTGACAGTGCAGTTCAAGCATATAGAAAATTAACACAAACAAATCGTGATGATTTGTATGATTCAAATTGTAATCCGATTGCTACATTTCCAGGACAAGGTGTAACTGCATTTGGACAGAAAACTACACAAAAGAAAGCTAGTGCACTTGATCGAGTAAATGTACGTAGATTATTGATTAATATTAAGAAATTTGTTGCACAATCTTCAAGGAATTTAGTATTTGAACAAAATACAAGTGATTTAAGAGATCAATTTTTGAATGTTGTTAATCCTTATTTAGAACAAGTACAGGCAAATAGTGGTTTGAATGCTTTTAGAGTTGTGATGGATGATTCAAATAATACACCAGAAACTATTGATAGGAATAAGTTAATTGGTCAAGTATTTTTACAACCAACAAGAACTGCTGAATTTATTGTACTTGATTTTACTGTTCAACCAACTGGAGCTTCATTTCCTGAGTAATTTTAAAGGAAATTGATATTTATTATTGGAGATAAAACATGCCAGAATTATTAGAATCAAATAAGATATTTTACACACCATATGAACCGAAACTAAAAAATCGGTTTATCATGGAGATTTCGGGTATTCCAGCTTTTACTATAAAGACAGCTCAAAGACCACAAATTACTTTTGATGAAGTGCCTTTGGAACATATGAATATTACAAAATATGTTAAAGGTAAGGGTCGTTGGCAAACATTACAAATTACTTTATATGACCCAATAGTACCATCTGCTTCAGCAGCAGTAATGGAATGGATTCGTTTACATCATGAATCTGCTACTGGTCGTGATGGATATTCAGATTTTTATAAGAAAAATATTTCTTTTAAAGTATTAGGACCAGTTGGTGATATTATTGAAAAATGGACACTATATGGTACTTGGATTCAAGATGGTACGTTTGGTGATTTAGATTTTAGTGCATCTGAACCAGTTGAAATAACTTTAACATTAAGGTACGATTACGCTATACTTGAATTCTAATAGTTATTAATTACATCAAGGAGTTATAATGTCAGAACATAAATTTCCTACGGAAATTATAGACCTTCCATCTGAAGGAAAGGTTTATCCAAAAGAATCGCCACTATCATCAGGTAAACTCGAATTAAAATATATGACGACTAAAGAAGAAGATATTTTAATGTCTGAGAATCTTATTAAAAAAGGCGTGGTGATTGATAAATTGCTAGATAGTTTGATTGTAACTAAAGGTGTTAAACAAGATGATTTAATTCTTGGTGATAAGAATGCTGTATTAGTTGCTTCTCGTATTCTTGCTTATGGTCCAGAATATACAGTTGAAGTTACAAATCCAAATGATTTAGATCAAAAGATTCGACATACATTTGATTTGTCAAAATGCCCATTTAAAGAACTTTCAAAAGATGTAGAATATTCAGGTAATTCATTTGAATTTACAACACCGGTTGGGAAGAATAAATTAAAGTTTAAATTATTAACTGGTGCGGATGAAAAGTTAATTGAAAAAGATGTTAAACAATCATCAGAATTTGGCTATGATGCTGATATATCTACAAGATTAAGATACACAGTTATTGAAGTAGACGGTGATTCAAATTCAGAAACAATACTTGTATTCACACAGAATTTACTTGCTAGAGATTCTGTAGTATTAAGAAATTATATTAAAGAAATTTCTCCAGATATTGATTTGACATCAGAAGTTGAGATAGGGGGTGAAGCAGTTGACGTGAATATTCCGTTGACTGTAGAGTTTTTTTGGCCTCAATCCGTCTAATAAATTAGACATACATAAAAATATATTTTATTTTGTATATGGAAATCCGGGTTATACATTTCAAGATGTATATTTTATGCCCATTCATTTAAGAGATTTTTATTTTCGTGAGTTTATGGATTTTAAGAAAAAAGAACACGAAGAAATACAAAAATCTCAACAACAAAAACAACCTACCATTCCTCGCCGTTTCAATCCAAATAACTGATTTATTTTATATTTATTAATAAATCAATTATTGGTATATTATGGCAGAACAACCAACACTACAAGAATTAAAACAACAGAGAGAAGAATTAAAAAAACTTGCTGACGACGCTAGGTTATATGGTACATCCGTAAAGAGAAATATTCAGGATAGATATGAACGCGTTCAAGAAATTATGGAGCAGGTTGAAGAGATTGAATCTCGAATAGCAACTTTAACTGAAAGTCAGGGTAATTTAACAAAACAGATTACTGCTCAAGTTAAAGCTAGACTTTCTGCCAATCAAAAGTTATCAGGTCAATCGTCTTTACAATCAGAATTAAGTAAAGAAGTAAATGATCTTGCTATAAGTGCATTTAAAACAGTACAGGAACAAGTTAACGTTCAGGGGGAGTTAACAGAAGAGGGTGAAAGTCAATTAGACACTATTAAATCAATAGTTAGTGGTACGAATGATATTGCTGGTATTCAAGAATTAATTACTGGAAGTGAAGAGAAAGCAAAAAAACTTAGAGGGGAAAGTGAAGAGAGTGCTCAGAATGCAATAACAAGTTTACTTCAAAAAGAAAAACAAAGACTACAAGGAGTAGAGTTACAAAAAGGACAATTAGAAGCAGCAGATCAATTAACTGGTGGTTTGGCATCAAAGGCAAAGGGTTTCGCTGACATGATTAAAACTAATCCTAAGTTAGCGGCTTTAGGTGCGGCAACTGCGACTGTTGCAATTTTGGCTAAATTGGCTGGTGATTTTGCTGAAATGATAGGTTCGGTTGGAAAACAATT